AAACATGGGTGCTGCTTTAATAAAAGAAGCAGCTCGTAAAACTGTGAAAGAAGCTGGAGATGGTACCACAACAGCAACAGTACTTGCGCATTCAATTTTACATTTAGCTAAAAAGCAAAATAATAATAATGTAAGATTTTTAAAAGAAGGTATTGATTCAGCTGTAAACAAAACAATAAAATACTTAGATGAAATAAGTATACCTGTTGTAGACGATATGGTTAAACAAGTTGCTACAATATCTGCTAACAATGATAATGAATTAGGCGGTAAAATCGGCGAAGCATTTTTATCAGTAGGAAAAACAGGTGTAGTAGCAATGGAAGAATCTGATAACTCAGAAACATATATAGAAATAGTAGATGGTATACAGTATGATAGAGGTTTAAAAAACATGAGCTTTGTAACAGATCAAGCTGGTAAAAAAGCAGAGTTAAATAAACCATTAATATTAATTGTAGAATCTAAAATTGAAAACGTAAGAAAAATACAAGCTGTATTAGAATACGTTATAAAACAAAGTAAACCTTTGCTTATTATAGCAGATGTAGAAACTAAAGTGTTAGCTGCATTAGCTATGAATAAAATAAAAGGCAATATTAAAATAAATGTTATTGACGCTCCTAATTTTGGTGTAACAAAGAAACAGGTATTAAATGATATTGCGTTAATGACTGGAGCTACAGTTATAAATGAGCATTTAGGTGATGATTTAGATTTAATACAACCAGAACATTTAGGTCAATGTGTTAAATCAATTACAACTGAATACGAAACTATTATACAAGTCGATGGCGTTTCACAAGAAGTAGAACAAGTTATAGAGCAGGTGAAAAAAGATATAGCTAAAGAAACTAAACCAGGTGCTATAACAAGACTTGAAAAAAGACTAGCATTACTATCTGCTAAAATAGCTAATGTAAAAGTTGGCGCTAATTCAGATGTTGAATTAAAAGAAAAGAAAGATAGAGTTGAAGATGCTATTTGTGCTACAAGAGCCGCGATAAAAGAAGGTATAGTTCCAGGAGGAGGTATAGCTTTGTTAAATGCCGCATCAAAAATAAAATCTAAAAATAAAGCTGAACAAGTTTTATTAGATGCTATTAAATCACCATTTGAAACTATATTAGCAAACGCTGGTTTAGTTAATAGCAAGAAATTAAAAGAAGGTGAAGGTATAGACGTGGTTACAGGAAATATGGTAAGCATGATTGACAATGGTATTATCGATCCATTGTTAGTTACAAAAAGCGCTTTAAAAAACGCGGCTTCTGTAGCTACTACTATTTTATCAACTGATTGTGTAATTAATAATATAAGAATACATGAAGGCGATAGGAGATAACTTAATTATTACACCTATGGAACAAGGTGTAGAAAAAACAAAAGGTGGTTTGCTTTTAACACATAGTCAAAGAGAAGATATTAGATTTAATAAAGCTAAAGTATTAACTCATGGCGACGATGTAAAAGGTATAAATAAAGGAGATGAAATATACTTTGATAGAAGAGCTGGTCACAAAATAGAAATAAATAAAGATACATATCACGTTATAAAAGCAAGAGACGTGGTCGTTGTTTTATGAAAAAGCTAGATGCAAGGCAAATTAAAGACTTGTCCTTGTTAAAACATTACCGTATAATACGCAAATGGGCTTGTAAAAACAACGGCTTAACTGATGCAGAACTAGAGTTATTAATATATCTAGACTGTATAGGTTTATTTACAAAACATGATTTTGAAATAGGTACTTACTCTTATAGTTGGAATAATAGAAGATGGGCTAAGTTAAAACAAAATGATTGGATTGTTGTATGGCGACATAGAAATAGAACAACTCAAAAATATAATATATACAAAGTTTCATTTAAAGGTCAGCAACTTATAAGTAGAATGTATCGTATCATGTTGGGTGAAGAAGATATACCAACTAGCGTGAGAAGAAATAAAATAATGAAAGGTGATAGCTATATGAATAAAGTGCTACAAACTTCAATTAATAATGTTAATAAAGATAAATCAAGATGGCTGACATAGAATATAAAGCTGTAAAAAGCAGTACTGATCATTCTAATTTAATTAGGGTTATAGGTCAAAACTCAAATGTAGACGGAGACTCAACTGTTGGTGATATGGCTAATCTTCAGCCAGATGATCTTATTAGTGCTGGAGATGCGGCTGCTAGATCTAGAACTGGTTTAACTGGTCTTGAAGCAAAAGTGAAACAATTAGAAAGTCAGGGTGGAGCTTCTAATCCTGAGTATGTTAGATTAAAAGCTAAACTTGATAAAAAGAATTTAAGAAGACAGGCTAGAGCTGCTAAAAAAAATATAAGAAAATTTGGATCAGACGCTACTATTGGAGCAACTGATTTTATGAAGGATATAGATCAAGGATCTGTTGGTGAAACACAGAGTAGAATTAAAAAAAGATTTGGTAAGTTTTTAGAAAGAACTGAAACTGGAGATACTTTTGATAAACTAAGAATTGAAAGAGAAAAGAAAATAACTCAAGAGAAACTTGAAAAAGAAAGAAAAGCAAAAGAAATTGAAGAAGAGTTAAATAAAAAGAAAACTGATCTTAGCGGTGTTGTATTGAGTCCAGGTAGTAATCCTGATTACAATGTTGTTAATAAAAAAGGTAGACCTTTTATAGCTCACACTAATTCAATTACAGCTGGTCAACCTATTCGTAAAATGTTAAAAAACTTTAGATAATGCCTTATCAAGATTGGTACACAACAGCAACAAACGCGGCTAGTAATCAAGGATTACCACCAGCATTAGTTCCACCAACAGGTAGTTTTATAGCGCCACAAAGACAACCGCTTGTGCCTATAAATGCAGAGCCAGTTGGTGAAGTTCAAAATACAAATCAAAACCAACAACCAAGTACTTTTGCTGGCTCTAGTTTAAGAACAGCTGGAAGATTTGAAAAATCTAATGCGTTTGTAAATCCAATGGATATTAACAGAGCTATTACAGGAGGCGCTAGTAACGATATAGTAACAGAGCGTAGAACAATACCACAGCGGGTAAAAAGTTCAATAGAAACAAACATAATGTCACAAGAGCAAATGATGCCTTATGATTATCAAACAGAATCAAGAGTAGGTGATCCAATGGAAAGTCTATATTCTTCAACATATAAATTATAAAATATGAGCACAAACAAAAATCAATCAGGACAACAGTGGATATGGGAAGGACCATTAGATCCATCAGGAATGCCAATGGGTAAAGGTAATAGTATAAATAGTATGAAACTAAAATTAGCTTCTCCTGCAATGGGTGCTTGTTGTCAACCAATTACAGAAGTAGCGAAAAGAGGTTAATAAAAAAAACTTAAATGTCAATGTCAAACTTTACATCAAATCAAGCTAGTTATGCAATAGACGTAATACCTAGCGACACTATAAATATTCCACAGCCATATATAGTGGTTTCAAGCAATAACACAGCTGTTTCAGCTGATGACTTAATAGACGGTACTAAAGACTTTGTAGAACTAGGCGTGTCTCAAGGAGACGTAGTATACAACGTAACTGATGGAACTATTGCCACTGTGACAAGTAGAATTAGTGCAACTGCATTAAAACTAAGTGCTAATATATTCACAGCAACTCCTAAGTCTTATGAAATTTATCAAGGTAATCCTAAACCTAATTCTTTTTTATTATACGTGGGTGCAGCTGGTGATGTTTCTATTGAAACTTCTGCAGGAAAACCAGTGGTATTAAAAAACGTAGGTAATGCTTCTTTTATTCCAATTAATGTAAGTAGAGTAAATGCAGCAGGAACAACAGCTTCAGATATAATCGCTTTATTATAATACAGCATGTCATCAATATTAGGTACTTCAAATGCCATACTAGGTTTACCAGTAGATCCAGGCTCAGGTAGTTCACCAAGTGTAGACTTTATTATAGCTGAAAACGGTATAGACTTTTTTATTGCTGAAACTACAACACCTTCACTAAAGTTTATGATAAAAAATCCATAACAAATGGCAAATATAAAGTTTTCACAATTTACAGTAGAAACCGCGAAAGCAGATGTAGATTTTTTAGTAGGTTATTCTGGTCCAGATAACGTACAAATATCACCTACAAATTTATTAGCAGATTATCCAGCTGGTTCTGGAGCTGCAGGTCAAGTAACTTTTTTTAGTGCTGCTTCTACAGTAACTGGAGATAATGATTTTTATTGGGATAATGTAAATAAAAGATTAGGTATTGGAACTACCAGTCCTGATTACAATTTACATGTTAAAAAAGCTAGCACTAACACTTCGATAACGATAGAAGGTAGTACAAATGCAGGTGCTAATTTTTCATCTAAATTAAATTTTTCAAACAAAGGTATATCTGGAAACGATATAGATTTTACTATTGGTTTAAAAAAGACAAATAATCTTGTTTTCATGGGTGATGCTGCTGCTAATGAATTAATGAGAATAGAAGGAAATACCGGTGATGTTGGTATTGGAACTGCTACTCCATCTGCTAAACTACATGTAGACGGAACACTTATTGCAACTGGTGTATCACAACTTGGATCAGGCGGTTCTAATGTATTATTAACATCTTCTAGTGCAGGTGATGTAGGTATAGGAGATAGTAGTCCTACTGCAAAGTTAGTTGTCAACAATGTTGGTACTAAAATGCTAGAATTAAAAAGAAGTGGTAATATTAAATTTAGAGTTTTAGCAGATGCAAATCACGGGCAACTTAACATGTTTAATTCAGGATCTTCAAATACAGTAAGATTGCATACGAGTGGTGATTCATATTTTAATGGTGGTAACGTAGGTATTGGAACTACTAGTCCTACAACTAAACTACATATTGACGAATCAGGAACAACTTCACCTGCTTTATTTATTGATACTGCAAGATATGGAGCTTATATAATTGGTGACGGAACAAGTAATTCTCAATATTTATTAAATTTGCAAAGTAATGGAGGTTCTACTGAAGTTATGAGAGTTCAGTCATCTGGTAACGTAGGTATTGGAACTACTAGTCCTCAAGAAAAGCTAGATATTTCAGGTGGCAGCATAAGGTTAGACGATAATCAAAAAATCACCTGGTCTACCAATGACTCAAATATCGGTAGAGTTAGAATAACAGGTAACGAATCAAATGATTTTTTAACATTTGTTACCGACAATTCTGAAAAAATGCGTATCAACTCTTTAGGTAACGTAGGTATAGGAACTACTAGTCCTGTATCTAAATTAGATGTTGCAGGAAACATACAGGCTACAGGTACAAGATTTATTAATTGTTTATTCGACTCAAATCATTATATGCGACTTGAATCCAACAGTAGTGGAGGTTTATTAAAAGGAGCAGATGGAGGTGTTATAACAACTTTAGTTAGAAGTTATGGTGATTCATATTTTAACGGCGGTAATTTTGGTATTGGAACTAGTAGTCCAGCATCTAAATTAGAAGTTGATGGAGGTGATATTGAAGTAGATGATTCAGCAAGCGGTTTAATATTAAGATCACCTGATGGCACAAGATATAGAGTAACAGTAGCAAATGGAGGTACATTATCAGTATCTGCAGTATAGTAAAAATACAATAATAATAATTTAAAACTAAAACAATGGGACACGGATACACGGGTAATCACCCAAGATACACGATGATTCACGATAGAGAATTAATTTACGATGCAAAAAAACAATTGCACAGAGCAGACAAAGCACTACATGCTTATGATGATAAAAAGCATGCTACTAAAAGTTATGGCGAAAAAAATGAAGCTGTAATGTCTTATAGTAGTGAAGCTGATAAAGCAGCCGCTATGATGCTTCCAGGTAAAATACACCCACTAAGTGATGTTTATGGAAAAGTTAGAAACCTAGAAACATATATGCCAGTTGATAATAGAGCTGCAGCTAAAAAATTAAATAAAGGCGGCAAAAAAATTGATGCAATGGGAGATGGCGATGGTGATGTAGATGCTAATGATTTTGCTATGATTAGAGAAGGCGCTAAGAAAAAAGGATGTAGCTATAAGAGATAATGGCTTTTAAAATAAACCCACCATATCATATTGATAACACGCCGATATATAAAGTTGATTTTAAAGATGGCGCTGTTCACGGTGTTACTTTAAACACAGGGGCAATTGTTATAAATAGACATTTACCTACTGACGTAGAGTCTCAGACTGTTAGTCATGAGATGGTTCATGTAGATCAAATAAAACGCGGTGATTTGTCTTATGATGATAAATATGTTTATTGGCGTGGTAAAAAATATCCAAGATCTAAAATGAAAGAAGGTGATAAAAATCTACCTTGGGAAAAAGAAGCTTATGCAAAACAAAAAAGAATTTAAAGACACAACAGTTGGTAAATTATTATTTGGAGCAGCGTCAGTTGTAAACCCAACTTTAGCTAATGTATTAAAAGGAGTAACATCCCCACAAGAAGCTATAGCTGAGATTACAAAATCTCCTGCGCCAGTTGAAGATAAAATTAAACTTCAACAATTAATATTTGATCAACAGAATAAAGAAATAGAGGCTATTACTTCAAGATGGAAAGCAGACTCAATGTCTGATTCTTGGATGTCTAAAAACGTAAGACCATTAGTTTTAATATGGTGTATTGTTATATTTTCATTTGCTGGAATATTAGATAGCGTAGAAAGTATACCTTTTACGATACATGATAATTGGAACTCAACTTTTGAAAATGTTATGATGGCCGTTGTATTAGCCTATTTTGGAGGACGCACAACAGAAAAAGCAACTAGTATATTTAAAAAGTAAAATACTAATAAAATAAGTGACTATAATTAAGTAAACAATTATTAAAATTAAATAAAAATTAAATTATGAGTGAAGAAATTAAAAAAGTCAAAGAAGAAGATTTAAAAAAGATTCAAGAAAATCAAAAACAAATGGCTCAAGTTATAAATCAAGTTGGCGCTATTGAAGCACAAAAACAAGATTTATTAGCTCAAGTTCCAGTAATTAGAAAAGAAATGGACGAGTTAAAAGCTGAGTTAGAAAAAGAGTATGGTAAAGTAAGTATTAACTTAGTAGATGGTACTTATGAAGAAATTCCAGAAGAAACTCTTAAAAAAGTAGACTAATGTATTCTAATATAAGAAAAATCAGTATTGGTGCTGATTATAAAAATGATGCTATGCATTATTCTATAGGTCAACAGGTTTACGGAGGACATGAAATACACTGTATAATGCTTGATGAATCTGATAGTTCTTATAATATTTATATAAAGAAAAACGATGAGGTATTGCCATGGAAGAAATTTAATTCTAACATGGCTATATCCGTTGAATATGATTTAGAATATTAATGAAAAGTATTCAAAATTTTATTATATCACCGCTTAATAATAGATATGAAAATGAAATTAAAATCGGTGATAAAAAGTTAATTATAAACACTTCAATAGAAGAATTTGAGTTTATAAGTAGATTTGCTAAAGTAATAGCGACACCTACTGCTTATAAAACAGATATAAATATTGGAGATATAGTTGTTGTTCATCATAATATATTTAGACGATGGTATGATCAACAAGGTAGCGAAAGAAACTCTGCTTCTTATTTTAATGAAGACTTATATTTTGCAGCACCTGATCAAATATATTTATATAACAATAATGGTAATTGGAAAACGTTTGGTGATTATTGTTTTATTAAACCAGTTAAAGACAAAGAATTAGTTGGTTTTGTAAAGTATAATAATAAAGAACTAAAAAACAAAGGTATAAACACTGGTGATTTAGTTGGTTATCCACCAAAACGCGAATGGAGATTTTTAATTGATGAAGAACTTTTATATTGTATGAAATCTAAAAATATCTTTGCTAAGTATGAAAACAAAGGAAACGAAGTTGAATATAATCCACGCTGGGCAAAAAGCAGTGGAAGAGTTAATAAAAGTAGCTAAAGAACCTATTGTAGATAGTGACGATGATATATCAGCTGATCGTTTAAAAAACGCTGCTGCTACTAAAAAACTAGCTATATTCGATGCTTTTGAAATACTTAATCGTATACAAGAAGAAAAAGATATGTTAGAAAGCAAACCAAAAGAAACTAAACAAAGTACTTTTAAAGGTTTTGCAGAGGGGAGATCTAAATAATGTATCAGCAAAGTTTATATAAAATATTAAAAGATCATATAAATCCTAAAACTATAAATAGATTTAACAAATCTAAAAAATGGAAATATGGATACAACAAAGAATATGATATTGTTGTAATTGGAAAAGATGGTACTATAGGTGATATATATGAAATACAAAATCTTAAAATAGCTTTACCAAAAGAGAAAGATGTTTATAGATTTAAAAATAATAAATGGACTAAGTTTGATTATCCAAAAGAGTTAAGTAAAATAAAAACTGTTTTTGATTTTAAACAATACCCACAAGAATTTAAAGAAATTTGGTATGATTACATCGATAATGAATTTACTCGTAGGGAAGAGGGTTTTTGGTTTTATAACAAAGATGTTCCTACTTACATTAGTGGTACTCATTACATGTACTTGCAGTGGTCTAAAATCGACGTGGGCGCTCCAAACTTTAGAGAAGCCAACAGATTATTCTTTTTATTCTGGGAGGCTTGTAAAGCCGACGTACGGTCTTACGGGATGTGCTACCTTAAGAACAGACGTTCTGGGTTTTCCTTTATGGCATCCGGAGAGGTTGTCAATTTGGCAACCATATCCTCTGACTCTAGATATGGTATACTATCCAAGTCTGGGCCTGATGCAAAGACCATGTTCACTGATAAGGTGGTACCCATATCAGTCAACTACCCTTTCTTTTTCAAGCCGACGCAGGACGGTATGGACAGGCCAAAGACCGAGCTCGCCTACCGTGTCCCAGCCAGTAAATTTACCAGACGTAAACTTACCAGCGCTGCCGACGAAACCTTACAGGATCTCAAGGGATTGGACACCACAATCGACTGGAAGAACACGGGGGATAACTCCTACGACGGTGAGAAACTCAAGCTCCTCGTTCACGACGAGTCCGGTAAATGGGAGAAGCCAAACAACATCCTCAACAACTGGAGGGTTACGAAGACAACATTAAGATTAGGTAGTAGAATAGTAGGCAAGTGCATGATGGGTTCAACTAGTAATGCGCTTGACAAAGGTGGGGATAACTTTAAAAAATTATATTATGATTCCGATGTTACAAAACGAAACGCCAACGGACAGACTCGTTCGGGATTATATAGTCTGTTCATACCTATGGAATGGAATTACGAAGGATACATTGATTCTTATGGATTACCTGTATTCGAAACACCTAGAACAAAGACAAAAGATCCTGATGGATATGAGATAAACTTAGGTGTAATTGATTATTGGAATAATGAAGTCGAGGGTTTAAAAGGAGATCAAGATGCTTTAAATGAATTTTATAGACAATTTCCAAGAACAGAAAAGCACGCGTTTAGAGATGAGACAAAAGCTTCTTTATTTAATTTAACTAAAATATATCAACAAATAGATTACAATGAAGAGATATTATTAAAATCTCCTCTAGTAACAACTGGTAGTTTTCAATGGGAAAATGGTATACAAGATAGTAGAGTTATATTTGCTCCCCATAAAGATGGTAGATTTAAAATATCTTGGGTTCCACCGTTAAATTTACAAAATAATATTATTGTAAAAAACAATATTAAATATCCAGGTAATGAGCACATGGGTGCTTTTGGTTGTGATAGTTACGATATATCTGGTACCGTAGACAACAAAGGTTCAAAAGGATCTCTACATGGTTTAACAAAATTTAGTATGGAGGATTGTCCTCCTAATCATTTCTTTTTAGAATATATAGCTAGACCACAAACAGCTGATATATTTTTTGAAGATATATTAATGGCTTTAGTATTTTATGGCATGCCATTACTCGCAGAAAATAATAAACCTAGACTTTTATATTATTTAAAACGTAGAGGTTATAGAGGTTATTCAATGAATAGACCTGATAAAGTTTGGAATAAATTATCTACAACTGAAAAAGAAATAGGTGGTATACCAAACTCCAGTGAAGATATAAGACAAGCTCATGCAGCTGCAATTGAATATTACATAGAAACACATGTTGGTGAAAAACCAGAAACATATGGTGATATGTATTTTCAAAGAACGCTAGAAGATTGGGCTAAATTTAATATAAATAACAGAACGAAATATGATGCGTCTATTAGTTCTGGACTTGCTATAATGGCTTGTAATAAAAATAAATACAAACCAGTTGCTGAATTTAAAAGAGAGGTAGTACCTTTAGGATTTAAAAAATATAGTAACTCTGGTTATACTTCAAAAATTATACAATAAATGCAAAGTGTTGACACTAATTATTTAAGTGGCTTTCCTAGTCAGGTAGTACCTGTTGAAGAAAAGAACACATACGAATACGGCTTGAAAGTAGCTAGAGCTATTGAAAACGAGTGGTTTAGTAATAATAGATATGGAAGCGGTAGCGTAAGATATGGCTTGTATAAAACTAATTATGCTGAATACCACAATAGAAGATTATATGCTAGAGGTGAGCAATCAATACAAAAATATAAAGATGAATTAGCTATTAACGGTGATTTATCTTATTTAAACTTAGACTGGAAACCTGTTCCAATTATTTCTAAATTTGTAGATATAGTTGTAAACGGTTTAGCTGATAGAGATTACGATATAAAGGCTTATTCACAAGATCCAGACTCGGTACAAAAAAGAACTAACTATGCCAATGCTTTAATGAGAGATATTCAAACTAGAGAATATCTACAAAAAGCTCAACAAGTATTAGGCATGGATTTATATTCAACTGAAAACAAAGATAATCTACCAGAAAACGAAGAAGAATTGTCTTTACATATGCAGCTTGATTATAAACAAAGTATAGAGATAGCAGAAGAAGAAGCTATATCAAATGTATTAGCTCAAAATAAATTTCACGAAACTAAAAAAAGAATATTACATGATTTAGTAATACTTGGTATTGGAGCTGTTAAAACTAATTTTAATCCTGCAAATGGAGTAACTGTTGAGTATGTTGATCCTGCTAATTTAGTTTACTCATATACAACTGATCCTAATTTTGAAGATTTATATTATGTAGGTGAAGTTAAAATGATTAGTATATCGGAGCTTAAAAAACAGTTTCCATATTTAACAGACGCTCAAATGAAACAAATTGAAAAGTTTCCAGGTGAGCAAAATTATTTAAGAAACTACAATGAAGCTCCTGATGTAGTTGCTGTAATGTTTTTTGAATATAAAACTTATATTGACCAAGTATTTAAAATTAAAAAGACAGATCAAGGATTAGAAAAAGCTTTAGACAAACCAGACACGTTTAATCCAGAGCCAAACGATAAATTTGATAGAGTTGCTAGATCTATAGAAGTATTATATACTGGTGCTAAAGTTTTAGGTATAAATGAAATGATAAAGTGGGAGATGTCTGAGAATATGTCTAGACCTTTTGCTGATTCAACAAAAGTTAGAATGAATTATTCTATTTGTGCACCACGTATGTATCACGGTAGAATAGAATCAATGGTTAGCAGAATAACTGGATTTGCTGATATGATTCAATTAACGCATTTAAAACTACAACAAGTTATATCTCGTATGGTACCAGATGGAGTATACGTAGATGTAGATGGTTTAGCTGAAGTTGATTTAGGTAATGGAACTAATTATAATCCATCAGAAGCTTTAAACATGTATTTCCAAACTGGTAGTATTGTTGGTAGAAGTTTAACGCAAGATGGTGATCCTAATAGAGGTAAAGTTCCAATACAAGAATTAAGAACTTCAAATGGTGGCGCCAAACTACAAAGCCTTATACAGACTTATCAGTACTATTTACAGATGATAAGAGACGTGACGGGATTAAATGAAGCTAGAGATGCTAGTACACCAGATCCAGACGCACTCGTAGGATTACAGAAACTAGCCGCTTACAACTCTAATGTAGCAACTAGACACATATTGCAAGCTTCGTTATATTTAGCCGTTAGAACTGCAGAAAATATATCACTAAGAATAGCTGATTGTTTTGATTATGAACTATTATCTGAGTCATTAAAACAGTCTATAAGTAATTTTAATGTTGGTACGTTAGATGAAATACAAAGCTTAAACTTATTTGATTTTGGTATCTATTTAGAACTAGAGCCTGATGAAGAAGAAAAAGCAATGTTAGAAAGAAGTATACAAATAGCTTTACAAAGTGGTGGTATTAATTTAGAAGATGCTATTGATATTAGAGAAATAAATAATATTAAACTAGCAAACCAGTTATTAAAACTAAAACGTAAACAAAAGCAAGCTCAAGAACAGCAGCAGCAACAAGCTAATATACAAGCTCAAGCAGCGGCTAACGCACAAAGTGCAGAGCAAGCAGCATTATACGAAGTACAAAAACAAGAAGCTATTGCGCAAACACAACTGCAAATTGAACAAGGTAAATCTAATTTTGAAATACAAAAACTAGAAAAAGAAGCTCAAATTAAAAAAGAATTAATGGAGCAAGAGTTTCAATATCAGTTACGTTTAGCTGAAATGCAAGCAGCTGTTAAAAGAGAAAAAGAAAAAGAAATAGAAGATCGTAAAGATCAACGAACTAGAATACAAGCTACGCAGCAATCAGAAATGATTTCACAAAGAAAAAATGATTCTTTACCTGTAGATTTTGAATCACAAAATGATACATTAGGTGGTTTTGAATTAGAGCAGTTTGCGTAGTATTTTTTATTAATTTTATATTATTTTATTATGGCTAAAGACAAAGACACTGGATCTTTAAAGATCAAGAAAAAATCTATTAAGCAGCAGGTTACTAAAGATGAACCAGCTAAAGTAGATTTAACAAAAAAAATAGAAGAAACAGTTGAGCCAACTGTTGAAGCTAAAGTAGATTTAACACAAGTAAAACAAGAAGAAGATGCCGTTCAAGAGCAAAGCACAGATGACAGCGATGCTACTATCGGACAACCCGAAGACAGTAGCGACAGCGAAAAAGTGGTTGAAGAAGTACGGGCCACCGAAGAGGAAAAAGTAGAAGAAGTTACGCCTTTAAAAGAAGTAACTGAAGAAGAAGAAGTGGTTGCTCCAAAATTAGAACAACAACCACCTCAACAACAACTTCCAGAAAACATTGAAAAATTAGTAAAGTTTATGGAAGAAACAAATGGAACTATTGAAGACTATGTTAGATTAAATGCTGATTATAGTACAGTAGATACAAATGTTTTACTAAAAGAATACTACAAACAAAGTAAACCACATCTTAATGATGAGGAAATAAATTTTATCATGGAGGAAAATTTCCAATATGATGAAGATGTTGATGAAGAGCGAGACATCAAAAGAAAAAAACTCGCTTACAAAGAAGAGGTTGCTAAAGCCAAAAGCTTTTTAGATGATGTTAAAAATAAGTATTATGATCAGGTAAGATTAAGACCTGGTGTTACTGAAGAACAACAAAAAGCTATTGACTTTTTTAACCGCTATCAAAAAAATCAGGAAGTTGCTTTACAACAACATGAAGATTTTAAACAAAAAACGTCTAGTTTATTTACTAATGAATTCAAAGGTTTTGATTTCAAAGTTGGTGAAAAGAAATTTAGATACGGTGTTAAAAATCCAAATGAAGTTGCAAAGGCTCAGAGTAATTTACAGGACTTTGTTCAGAAGTTCTTGGACGATAAGGGCAATGTAAAAGATACTCAAGGTTATCATAAAGCAATATTTGCTGCTAGAAACGCGGACACTATAGCGCAGCATTTTTATGAGCAAGGTAAAGCCGATGCTGTTAAAGATGTTGTTAATAAATCTAAAAATGTATCAACCGAGGCGCGTACGTCTCCAAGCAATGATGTATTTGTAGGTGGAATTAAAGTTCGTGCGATTAGTGGCTCTGATGTTAGTAAATTAAAAATTAGAAAACGATAATTTAAAAACAATTAATTATGCCCTTAAATCCACAATTTGGTACGTTAAACCCGTCGCAGATTCAACAAATCACGTCGGATAACTACCTTAGTTTTACAGATGGTGCTAACGATTTTGCTCAGCAGTACCTACCTGAAATCTATGAGGCTGAAGTAGAGAGATATGGAAATAGAACTCTAGGAGGTTTCATTAGAATGGTCGGCGCTGAAATGCCGATGACTTCTGACCAAGTAGTTTGGTCTGAACAAAATAGATTACATATATCTTACGATACTGTACAGCCATTAGGTGCTGCAGGAAACGTATTAGATTTATTTGTTGTTCCAACAGCAGGACTTACTAACGTAATTACTCCAGGTATGACTGTAGTAATTTTACCTAAGTCTGGTGGTGATTCAATCAAAGCTTATGTTGCTGACTCTGGTATTGTTGCTGGATCTGCACTTAACGCTAATGAAATCCAAGTTTTCCCATATCAGGAAACTTCTGCTGGTAACGGACAAATTCCAGCTGATGCAGTAGGATATAAAGTATTCGTTTATGGTTCTGAATATCCAAAAGGAAGTTCAGGAGTATTAGAAAATGTTGAGCCTTCTTTTACTCAGTTCTCTAACAAACCAGTTATTATTAGAGATAGATACGTTGTATCTGGATCTGATACTGCACAAATTGGTTGGGTTGAAGTAACTACAGAAGACGGTGCAACTGGATACTTATGGTATCTAAAAGCTGAATCAGAAACAAGATTAAGATTTGAAGATTACTTAGAAATGGTAATGGTTGAAGGTGAAGACGCTGCTGTTGATGCAGGTTCTGCGAACTTATTCCATACTCAAGCGCAAGCTGGTATTGTTGATTTCAACGCTAACAACGCTGCTATTCTAGGTACTGAAGGTTTATTCTCTGCTATTGAAAACAGAGGTAATGTATTCTCTGCTTTTGCTGGTGCGTTAGTAGACTTTGATGCTATTCTTGAGAATTTAGATAGCCAAGGAGCTATTGAAGAAAATATGTTATTCTTAGACAGAGCTACTGAGCTTGATATTGATAACATGCTTGCTTCACAAAACTCTTATGGTATCGGTGGTACATCTTACGGTGTATTTGAAAATTCTGAAGAAATGGCTCTTAATTTACAGTTCTCAGGATTTAGAAGAGGATCTTACGATTTCTATAAGACAAGCTGGAAATACTTAAACGATGCTTCTACAAGAGGTGGTTCTAGTAACTTTACTACTGGAGATGACATCGAAGGAGTATTAATTCCTGCTGGTACTTCAACTGTTTATGACCAAATTCTTGGTACAAACATTAGAAGACCTTTCTTACACGTAAGATATAGAGCTTCTCAAACTGATGACAGAAGAATGAAATCATGGATCACTGGTTCTGTCGGTGGTGCTTTCACTTCTGATCTTGATGCGATGGAAGTTCACTTCTTATCTGAAAGATGTCTATGTGTACAAGGTGCTAACAACTTTGTATTAATGACAGCTTAATACTTTTATAAGGTAAGGGCGCTTCGGCGCCCATATACCTTTAACTTATTTAATTATATTATATCATGACAAAAAAGAAAAAAGAAAAAGAGGTTGTTGTTGACAACTCTTGGGAAATAAAAGATAGACAATATTATTTGTTAGGTGGTAAAGAACCACTAACATATACACTATCTTCAAGACATACACAAAGATACCCTTTACTTTGGTTTGATGAAGAAAAGAAAGAGCAAAGAGCTTTAAGATACGCAACAAATCAAGCATCACCATTTGTTGATGAGCAAAAAGGAGAAGTAACATTAAAACATATTCAATTTAAAGACGGTGTTTTAAATGTTCCAAAACAATATCAAGCTTTACAAAAACTATTATCATTATATCACCCAGCATTAAATAAAAAATATGCTGAAAGAAAACCTGTTCAGGTTGCTACTAATGAAGTAGAAGAAATAGAGTTTGAAATAGACGCGCTTAACGTTGCTAGAGGTATGGATATTGATTTAGCTGAAGCAATATTAAGAGTTGAAAAAGGAACAAAGGTATCTGAGTTAAGCACAAAAGAACTTAAAAGAGATATATTAGTTTTTGCTAAGAAAAATCCTAAGCTTTTTATTAAACTAGCGGCAGATGAAAATATACAACTTAGAAATATAGCTATTAAAGCTGTTGAGCAAGGTATATTAATGTTGGCTAATAAAAACAAAGATTTTGTTTGGGCTGAAACTAAAGAACAAATAATGAAAGTTCCTTTTGGAGAAAATCCATATAGCGCTTTTGCTAGTTTCTTACAAACTGACGAAGGTATTATGGTTTTAAAATCTATTGAAAAGAAACTATACTAGTAAATAATAAGGCGGGTTCGCCCGCCTTTTATTATAATAAAAATATACTATGGCTATAAACGTAAACACTGTATACAGAACCGTGTTGTCAATTTTAAATAAAGAACAACGTGGCTATATGACGCCTGATGAATTTAATAAAACGGCTACACAAGTACAGTTAGATATATTTGAAAAATACTTTGATGATTTAAATCAACAGTTACGCGTGGCGCAAACAGATACTGATTATGCGGACAGGCAAATGAATATAGACGAAAAAATAGCTATATTTAAAACCTTTGGAACTTGTACTTATGTGCCAGGCCAGGGGTATTTTGATTTACCTACAACAGACTTTTACGGAACTACACCCGAGTTTTATAGACTTGGAACTGTTGTATACAATGACGACGTAGAACTACAAAGACTAGATAGACAAGATTTTTACTATGCTGAAAAATCTAAACTAACTAGAGCGTCAATTACATTTCCAACTTACTTATATGAAAACGAAAGAGTATTCGTTAGACCTACTAGTATACAAACTGGTATAACAGCTAACTATGTGCGCAAGCCTAATGATGTTAGATGGGGTTATCAAATTGGTGGCCAAGGTCAGTATGTATATGATCCATCAGCATATAATGAAACTACAAACCCTACTGGTTCTGTACAGTTTGAGCTTCACCCATCTGAACAAAGTGAAGTTATAATAAAAATATTAATGTACGCGGGTATTATAATTAGAGATCCGCAAATAGTACAAGCTGCAGCTCAAGAAGCGGCAATGAATGAGCAAAACGAAAAAATATAATAAATGACGTTAATATCTGAAAACAATAGACAGTATTACGCAGGAACTCAAACGTTCATAGCAGATGGTGTTAACTTTGATTTTACCACTACATTTAACACTGATTTAGTTTTTGCAACAGCTAATCCAACAAATGTTAATTGGCCTACAAATAATTTTTATTTAGAGGTTAGTATTGATGGCGGCTTAACATATACACCGTTATATAATACGTATACAGTCTCTGGTAACACAGTTACTGTTACAGCTGGATTAGCCGCTGGTAATTATTTAAAAGTACAGTTAACAGAAAATACTGTTTGGAATAATTACGGTGGTTATTCATATACTAGTTTAGCAGATGTTATAACTAATTATATGATAGCTTATGTAGGCGCTGGTAAATTAATACCAAGCGTAAAAAGAACAGATGTTATATTTCATGCTAAACGCGGTTTACAAGAGTTTAGCTATGATACATTAAAAAGTATTAAGTCTCAAGAATTAGAAATACCACCCAGCCTATCTTTAGTAATACCTCAAGATTATGTTAACTATGTTAGACTAGCATGGAAAGATCACTTAGGAGTATTACATACTATACAACCAAATAACGGGTTAACAACAAATCCATATCAAAGTTTAGCGCAAGATCAAGATGGCTTGCCAATACAAGATGCTTTAAATGAAAACCTAGAAACAACATCATTAACAACTAGAGCTTGGAAACAAGCTAACACTAGATTAATAACTGGTTGGGACGGTAATTATTGGAGTTATTATTCAGATTATTTTGCAGCTGATTATCCTTTATATTGGAATATAGTAGCTGGTCAAAGATATGGTTTAAACCCACAAACAAGTCAAATAAATGGTTGGTTTGGTATTGATGAAAGACAAGGTAAGTTTACTTTTTCTAGTAATTTAGCTGGTAGATGCATTGTAATAGAATATGTTTCTGATGGTCTTGCTTATGATTTAGATACTAGAGTACCTAAAATGGCTGAAGATGCTTTATACGCGTATATAAATTACAATATACTAGCGTCTCGAGTTCGTATACCAGAATATATTGTACAAAGATATAGAAAAGAAAAGAGTGCTAAACTTAGAAATGCTAAAATTAGATTATCTAATATTAAGTTAGATGAAATAGTACAGGTTATGCGTGGTAAATCTAAATGGATTAAACACTAAAATTAAATGGCAGAAATAAAAAATACTTTTCTAAAGTCCAAGATGAACAAGGACTTAGACGAAAGATTATTACCCAACGGAGAATATCGTGACGCGCAAAATATAGCTATATCAAAGTCAGAAGATAGTAATGTTGGAGCTGCTGAAAATATACAAGGAACACGACTTGTTTTAAATGGTGACATTGGATTACAAATGTCTGCTGTATTAGGTGTTGGTGGTCAATACTTAAAAGCTTGTGGTCAGTATGTAGATGAAGTAAATAGTAAATTGTATTTGTTTTTAACTAACAATACACTTAGTAATTTAAATTATCAAACTGGTTTAAATGTTAATCATGCTATTGTTAGATATGATTTTGCAACTGGTGATATATTTATTTATTCTGCTGGTAAGTTTTTAAATTTTTCTTATGCTTGGAAAATTAGAAGTGTAAATCTAATAGAAGACTTATTGTTTTTTACAGATAATAGAAACCAACCAAGAGTAATAAGTGTTAGAGATGAGTTTGCTACACCTATTGATAGGTTTACTAGTATTGCTGATTTAGCTTATACAACAGAAGATCACGTAACTGTTTGTAAATATGCGCCTCATAAAGCGATAGATGTGTATAAGGAAACAGCGCCAGGTGTTTTTGAAACAACAATGACAGATGCTCTTACTCCAAATTTACCAGTTATTGTAGAAGCCACAACAGCTTTTACCCCAGCTGCTGGGGCTATAATAAACGTAAATCTTACGCTGCCTCCTTTTATAGCGCCTTTTTCTCTTCCAATAAATGATTTAAAAGATTTACAAATATGGACTAGTGATGGTCAAATAACTCAAACAGATAATGCTTATGTTGTTCTTGCTGGTATTCCAGACGGTTTAGCGGCAAATGAAATACAAGTTGCCTATAGAGCTGGTGGTGCTCCAACACTTAGGTTTCCATTAGGAGTTGGATTATATTTTGGTCCTCAAAATCCTAACTTTGTAAACAATGCTGGAGTATCTACATATGCTGGTGATGGAGAATTTTTAAAAGATAAATTTGTAAGATTTAGTTATAGGTTTAAGTTTTTAAATGGCGAGTTTTCTGTAATGGCACCGTTTACCCAACCTTGTTTTATACCTGAAAATTTTGGATATTTTGTAGAAAACAGTGAAGAAGCAACTTATGAAAGCACTGTTGTTAACTTTATGCAAAATCAAGTTAATAAAATTTTGCTGCAAATACCTATGCCGGATGATATTGATGGAACGCAATTAAATGCTGATGAAATAAGAGAAAAATTAAAAGTATCTGAAATAGAGATATTGTATAAAGAGTCTGATAGTTTAGCGGTTCAAGTAGTTGAAACAATTGACTCGAGTGATTTAAATACTGCTGGTGCAGTTACTACTTATGAATATGAATATCAATCAACAGAGCCTTTTAAAACATTACCAGAAGCACAAACAACTAGAGTGTATGACAAAGTACCAGTTAAATCACATGGTCAAGAAATAATAAGTAATAGAGTTGTATATAGTAATTTTCAAAACAAGCATACACCACCTGAAGCTTTAGATTATAATGTTGGTGTGTCAGCTAAGTTCGACGCTTCAACTATTGCAGCTACTAATAATTTAGGTGATTATGCTTTTTATGGTTATCCAAATCATACATTAAAACAAAACAGAACTTATCAAGTAGGTATTGTATTATCAGATAGATACGGTAGAACTTCAACTGTTTTATTATCAAACAATCAAAGCTTTGTTACAGCGAGTGGAACTAATTTTGGCGGCGATACAATTAATTGGCCTTATAGAGATAGCTTTGACAACTTTACTGGTTCAGATAATTTATTGTATTGGCCTGGTGATAGTTTAAAAGTTTATTTTAATAACTTAATTAGTTCAACTAAAAATGAACAAACAGGTACTCCCGGTTTATATAATGGAGATCCATTATCAATTAATTATAATCCACTTGGTTGGTATACTTGGAAAATAGTTGTTAAACAAAAAGAACAAGAATACTATAATGTTTATTTACCAGGTATAATTAACGGACATCCTTTTGAAGCTCCTCAATTTAGCACAAACAATGAGGAGGGTGAAATAGCTCACGCAGTATTATTTAATGATAATATAAATAAAGTACCTAGAGACTTAAGTGAAGTTGGTCCTGATCAAACACAATATAGAAGTAGTGTTAGAATGTGGGGTAGAGTAACACCTCAAATATATGTAAATAATGATCCAAGTTCTGGTTTTACAGATATTCCTTATTACAATTCACAGTATTATCCTTTGATACCAGCGGATACAGTTTCAGCAATTGCTAAATTAAACGAATTATTTCAGACAAAAAAGACAGGTGGATCTGCAGTAGTTTTTAAAGATATTTATGAAGAAGAAAGCAATCCTCTTGTTGGAAGAATTATAACTAGAAAACCAATAGGTTCAATTGGTGATAATCCACCAGGTAATCTATATCCGTTTTGGTTAAGTGTATATGAAACAGCTCCAACAGAATCAAGATTAGAAATATTTTGGGAGACATCTACATCTGGTAGAGTTAAAGATTTAAATACTGCTATTGAAAATAGTTTACCAGCAGGTTCACCTTCTACATTAGAAAATTTAACAGGAGCTAGTAATATAAACTTTAAAGAAGACAGAGACTATACAGATCCAGCAACTGTATATACGGATGGTACTGGACCAATTATAACAAATGACTTTTTTCCTGAAGATGCTGGTGGTGCAACTATAAACGATGCTGTGTCTATGACTATGGTTGTTGTAGATGGTGACGGCACAGATGTAACTTCTAAATTTAATTTAGTTAGAACAGCTGGTACTGGCAATGGAGGACCAGCAACAACACCTAATGGTTTTGCTAACCCTGTATATGATACATTTACTATACAAATAGCGGATTATTTTGTTTACTTAGAAAACTCTAATTTAAGAACTTTTCAAGCAACGTTTGATATTACAAACACAGTAACAGGTGTTACTACTTTTGGAATAAGCAGTCCATTTGAATTTTCATTAGATAATGAAGTGCCAACAGCAACTCTATTAGTACCAACACATTGGAATTATAATGAGTTTGTTCAGTATGGCGGAGGCGGACCAGCTAACAACCCAGTAATATCAGCTGTAAACGGAACAGCAGCGCCTAGTCCTATAGATGTTTTACAACTAGTGTATGATATAAGCAGTCAAACTCAATATGGAACTCCAGTTAATATATTTAGCATAGACCCTGGAACTGGTGAAATTAGTCAAAATCCAGGTACTATAATGTCTGGACCGTACAATATACAATTTGCTATTACTGATGCCAATGGCATTGGATCAACTACCACGTTAACTGTTGATTGGACTTTTGGTGAGTTACAAGTTAATTGCAATATGATTCAAGCTGATTTAACAACTGCGCCTTTTCTACAAGGATCAGATGTAGGTGGTGTATTTTGGTCTAATAAAACAGGTACAACTTTACCTGTTGATTACAATAATAACCCACCAGCTGGTTTTACTGATTGGGTTAACAATGTGCCTGCGCCTCAAGATCCTGTTAATATATCAACTATTAATACACCTGGATGTTTAGGTCAAACAAGATCAGCTAAATCTTACAACGCGTCTTATGGTCCTAGCTGGTGTTCACTATCACCACAAGGTTTAATGCAAGGTAAGTGGTATGTTACTATTAGATTTACACAGTTAATAAACGGTTACGACGCGACGCTACCTGCAACTGTAGATGCTTTCTTTAAACTAGCAATACAACAAAGATCAGAACCAGCTATTGCTGGACCATGGAACGACGCTGTTGATTTAGAAGGTATAAATGTTAATAGTGAATTTAATAGAGGAGAGTGGTTAATTAATTATCCAGGTGGTGTAAACCCATATAGTTTTGCAATACAAAATGGTACATTAAGAAATACAACTGGAGTTACTCCTACTTATCCTACACCTTACGCTGATGAAATGAAAATTATAGCGGATCGACCACAGTCTCCAACTAGTACTCAATTAGTTTTAGATGTAACAAGAACATTTGTGTTTGATGGAGACAATCCAGCGACTAGAGGTGGATATAGAGTTATGGCCAATACACTAAGAGGTGATTTAACAAGATATGATTCTTGCTCAGCTAGTTACGCTGATGATAGTCAGGTTACAATGAGTGTAATATATGGTGATTTTAATTACCCAAATGGAGCTACAGAAATAGCTTGGCAATATTCTGTATCTCAAGTAGCAGAAATAGATGAACAGTCAGCGCAAAATACAAGTAGTCCTTTTGTAAATGTATACGCAAGAGAACCTATATTTAGATATGTAACAGAGTTTTATTTAGATGCTAATTTAACAACACCTTGGACACCAACTCAAACAGGTGCCAACACTTGGCACGCGTATAAAAGAAGATCAGGAGCTGGAACACCAGGTCTTTATCCAAACCCGTTTGGAGATGATAGAGCGGCAATAAGTAATGCAACAGTTTCAAGTACGCAAAATGATAGAAGATGGATTGGTCAGTTTAATGCAACAGGCGGTAAAGTAGGTAGATCATATCCAACAGTAAATTAGATAAAATATAAGTGATTATAAATTATGGCTATAGCAGTAGAAGTAAATTACTTTAATTCCTTTTGGTTAAAAAGAGTGGCAGATCAAAACGCTAGTGCTACAATTGGATCTGGATCAAGAGGCGGCAACGTATTTCCAGGTATAATTGATACACCAGCTTTTCCATATTATGCTAATACAACAACTAATATAATAGAATTATATGACTGGTATGTTGAAGAGGCTAGAATTAGAGGAGGATATAATAATACTAATGTAGACTATGGGGTTAAAGCTTACTTAGAAGAAGAATATCCTCGGTCAGCAATTAGGTTTAACTCTATGATTTATAGCGGTATATACAATGCTAGAACAGGTGTTAATAATACTAATCAATTTCCAGTTGGTGAAGAAATTATAAGAAGCGTAGATCCTAAACATGGTAGTATACAAAAGTTGTACGCTGAAGATACCAACTTAATTATATTCCAAGAGGCTAAAGTTAATAGAGCTTTAATTGATAAAGATGCTATTTACTCTGCAGAAGGAGGTGGAACAGTTACTTCTTCTAATGTTGTTATAGGTCAAATAGTTCCTTACGCTGGTGAGTATGGTATAAGTAAAAATCCAGAAAGCTTTGCAGTGTATGGATTTAGAAAATATTTTACAGATAAAAATAAAGGATCTGTACTTAGATTATCTCACGATGGTATTACAGAAATATCAAGATATGGTATGACTGATTATTTTAGAGATCAATTTAACTTAGTAGACAACGGTGTTGAAACAGGTGAGTTGATTGGTGCTTGGGATAATTATACAAAACAATATACATTATCTATTAAACCATGGGATATGAGTTTTGATAATCAAAACTTTAATACTCTGGCTTTTGATGAGAGTGTACTTGGTTGGCCAACCTTCTATACGTATAATCCTGAGTTTATGTTTAGTGTGAATGGTAATTTTTATTCAATACCTAATCAATACGTAAGTGATCCTAATTATACTAGAGCAGATGGTAATATATATCAGCATTATGTAGAAGGAAATGGAACAAATAGAAATACTTATTATGGTAATTATAGTGACTCAAGTATTACGTTTGTGTTAAACCCTAATCCTTCAACACAAAAAGTATTTAAAACTATTAGTTATGAAGGTAACAATGGTTGGCAAGTAGATTCTATAACTTCAGATGTAACAGGTTTAGATTTAATTAACGCTGTTTGGCAAACCACAAATGATCAGTCAGCTCAAATATTAAGTTATAACGAAGGCGCTTATACAGAAGACAACATACAGTATCACGCTGGGTTTACTAGAAAAGAAAATAAATACGTAGCTAATTTAATTAACAATTCGCCTGTGGCAGAAGGTGAAGTTATATTTGGAGTTGATATTAGCGGTATAAAAGGTTATGTAGCAACAGTTAAAATGTCTACAGATTCATCAACAAATGTTGGTGGTGTTAAAGAATTATTTGCATCATCATCAGAGTTTGTTGTATCATCAATTTAAATTATATTATATGGAGTTTAAAGCAAGAGCTGTAACAGTTAAAGACTGGGACATGCTAGTTGAATGGTGGGATTGGTGGCCAGGTTGGACAGCACCACCACAAGATTTTTTACCAAACCACGGTACAGGAGGTTTTATTGTAGAAAAAAACAATCAACCGATCGTAGCGGGCTTTGTTTATTTTACTAACTCTAAGGTGGCTTGGGTCGAATGGATTATCTCTAGTCCTAATTACAAAGAAGATGACAGACAAGACGCGATAGAGTATTTAATTAATGAATTAGAACAATTTATAGTAAGCATGGGATATAAATATATGTTTACTAACTTACAACATAAAGGATTAATAGAAACACACAAAAAATTAGGGTGGAATATGGACGAAAAACCATCCTATGAATTAACAAAAAATTTATAATATGGGAGCAGCAACTGCAACACTTGTCGGTATGGGTGCATCAGCTTTAACAAAAGGTATTTCAGCTGGTGTGCAGGCTAGAAGAGCCGCTGAAAGAGCTGAAAGAGCTCGACGCGCGTTAGAAAATTTTGAAAATAACAGGCAAGCTGTTATAAACCCATATGCTGGAGTAGAAGATGTTAGTGAGTTAGCACAAGACTTATCTAATAAAATAACAAACCCTATGGCTGATCTAGCTGTTGCTACACAAGCAGCTGAGTTTGCTGCTGAAGAAGCTGACATTGCTTTAGCAAATACACTTGATACACTACGTGCTACAGGTGCTGGTGCTGGTGGTGCTACAGCTTTAGCTCAAGCAGCATTAAGAAGTAAGAAAGGTATTGCTGCTAGTATTGAGCAGCAAGAAGCTCAAAACGAAAGACTAAGAGCTCAAGGTGAAATGAACGCTATGAATCAAAGAATACAAGAAGAAAGAAGAGTTCAAGGTATACAAATAGGTGAAGCGCAAAGAGTTCAGCAAGCAGAAGCACAAGGCTTAGCGTTCCAGTTCCAAGCGCAAGAACAAAGAGAACAAAATAAAATTGACAGGCTTTATGGAGAAATGAGAACAAATCAAATGCAACAACTTCAAAGCCAACAAGATTTAACAGGTGCTATATCAGGCGCGTTTGGCGGGGCGGCAGCTTTCGCTGCGAGTCCAATGGGCGCAGAGTTTTTCGGTTAAAATAAATAATTATGGCAAAAGCAAATCCAGGTAAATATGTTACAGGTCCTATAGGAGCAGGTTCAAGTACAACTGAAAGAGAAATATTAGGTATTGCATCTCAAATAACACAATCATATGCAGTTACTCAAGAGCTTCAAATGAAAAGAGACGCTATACAACAAGCGCTTATTGATAAAGAAAATCTTGAATATCAGAACATGTATAAGAAGATTAATGAAATACCTGAAACCGGTGTTGATAATCTTGATAAAAATATAAATTCTTTTTTCAACGAAAATGCAGACAAAATATTTCAAATCAAAAAGCATATGAAAGATGGTAATATTAGTTTGCAAGAAGGTAACAAAGCTATATCTCAATTAACTAACTATATAGACAAGTATGCTGATCTAGCTCCTCAGATGATAGCTCAAGCACAGTATATGAAAGACTCTATGAAAAACGGTACACTATCTAGAGTAAACGTAGACGGTTTAACAGCTATGATGATGGGTATTGCGGATAATAGTGCTGATATAAAGTTAGTTGAAAAAGACGGACTAATGTATTTAACAGGTAGTGGTAGTATAAAAACTGCAGATGGAGATAAACCTTGGAACTATAATATTAACTTAGATGAGTTTAACAACATGGTTAGTAGAGAAGGTTATACTGTAGCAAGAACAATACCTACAATAAAAGACATAGGCTTAGACGCTATGTATGAAGCTCAAAAAGCTTTAGTATTAAATGATAGAAACGTTGTTTCAAGAGAAAGAAGATATAATCCAGCTTCAAAACAATATGAGTACGTAGATGTTTATAATAAAGAAGAAGCTGTAAAAAGATTAGTTGGCCAAGGTGTTTTTAAAGATTTACTTCAAGGTAATGATATGGATACTGTATGGGCTGACATTATAAATAAAGGACAAGATGCTGAGTGGGTTAAAAATAATCCATGGAATCCAAATGATGCAACGCAAACTGCTATCGCTGAAAACTGGTTTGCAAACGAAGCAATACAAAGAAATATACCTGGTGATAAATTAATTGGTACACAAGAATTAGAAAAACCAACTGATACAAAAGGTGGTGGTGGTGTAGGCTTCGGTTCAGGAGGTGATGTTTATTTAAGTATAATGGGTATGGTAGATGAGGAAACTAGAGCTGCCACTTCACCCGGGCAGTTTAAAAAAGCTGTTATAAATTTAGATGAAGCAACTAAATATTTAACACAAGCATCAAAAGGTAAAGAGTTTTTTAGCTTAGCAGAGTCAGGTGGTTTGTTTAACGAAAAAAACGTACAATCAATTGCTGATGAATCAGGCATGTCTGTAAACAAAGTTAAAGACATTATTCAAAAATCACAAATTGTAAAAAAAGAGGGAGATCCTTTAATAGCGTATATTGAAAATGATGAGTTTAAAGTAATTCCTACAAGTAAATTTGACGGTACAGTAAAAGGAATGTTAAGTGTTATTAGAAATCATGCTGACTTAGGACAAAAAGTAGAAAATGAAATATTCTCTGTAATGAATAATATAGATCAATTTGGTGGTGATATACAATCGTTTAGAGATTGGTACGATGCCACTGCCGCTGACGCAAAGATTATAGACGATGCTGAGGAACAAGCTATTCTTGATAAATATCGAATTACACTTGAACCACCTAATTAAAATTAAATTCATATGTCAAACGTATATAGTTTAAAATCTCTTGTAGATCAAATGGAATCAGACGGGAGATCTTTTGAAGAAATACAATCATTTATACGCGAATATAAACGTAGACAACAATCACAACCTGTGCCAGATATAGTTGGTGTAACTATGGAAGACGTGCCATTAGAAGAATTTGTAGCGCCTGAAAAACCACAATTAAGATATATAAATTATCCACAAAAAAATAAAAAAACAGGTGTTACAGAGTTTAAAGTATTATATGAGGACGAATATAATAATATTTATAAAGATCAAGAGGATTATCCTGATACGTTTGAAGAGTATGCTAATGGTTTAAATGCTAGCATATACAATGTAGAAGAAATAGAACAAGATATTGAACCAGCAATGGCTGGTGGTTTTAAAAAAGGAACTGTAGACAAAACACTTGAGGCTTATAAAAAAGAAGTAGCTGAATTAAGAGAGTCTATAACCCCAGAAAATTTTGAAAGAGAAATAATAGATTATATATTTCAACCATATATATCAGGGCAAATTACACCAGAACGCGATGTTGATATTACAGAGCTTCCACTAAAAGAAAGATTATTAGAAGCAGGTAGACGAACTCTTGCCCCACCAGATCGTTTACCCGCTGATTTAAGAATTTTATTCGATGAAAAAGGTAAAGATAATATTACTATAGAAGATGTTCAAGAAAATTATGGTGAAGAAATATTTAATTTTATAAATGAAAAAAGAAGAAATAGTGTAACCGCTATTACTAAAAAATATAAAGAAGATTTCGATCTCACTGAAGAAGATGCTGAGCGTTTAGAGTTTGATAGTTTGCCAGGTGAATTAGGAGTTGCTGCTGAGCAAGTTTCTACATATAATAAAACAGTTAAAGCTAGATATAGAAGAGATTTAGCTGAAGCGGGATTTACTGATAGAGAAATAGAATCTTTAACAACAAATATGGTACCAGGTCAAACATATAAAATACCTACATTTGAAGGTGAAAGAGATGTATTAGACTTGGGAATGAGTAAGGCTGGTAAGTATTCTGCAAAATATCCAGAATATTGGGGAAAGAAAAAATATACATTAGCTAAATTTGATAGAGAAGCAGAAGTAAATAGATATATAACAAATTCTAATAAGCTTTACGAAAACTATGAAAGAGATCTTCAAAAACAAGTTGCTTTTGTAAATCAAAAATCTGCCCCATACATAGAGCAATTAAAAGCTATAGAAACAGAGCTTAGAGTTTTATACGCCACAGGTGAAGCGGCTGATAATAAAACAGCTATTGAAAACTTAAATAGAAAAAAACAAGAGATAGTAAACAACTATCACCAATCTGGAATAAAAAAAGACCAAGAAGTTTTAAACAATAACATGCAGTTTGCTTTAGATTATGCTAACCAGTTAGAAAAAACAAGTGAAGAATTAGATGATTTAAACTTAATGATGTATAGTTCTAAGCTTAACTATGACATGTTTGATAGGCTTTTAGCAAATCTAAATCGTGATATTTTAACTATTCCTGTTTTAGCTATGACTACAGCTGGCTCATTAACAGTTGGTAATTTAATGGATTTATTTGATCCAGCCGGTGGTAACGCTAAGGCAATGTTTAACGCAGGTATAGATTATTATGCTTTAGCATCAGAAAAATCTAAAGAGTTTGCTCCAGCAATGTCAATTACAGAAGTAGGATCTTTAGGTGATTTTGGCGCTTGGTCATTAAATACTATAGTTGATGGTGCTCCTAGTATTTTAGCTGTACTTGGTCCTCAAGCTGGAGCAAGAATAACTACCAAAGCACTTACTAAAGGCTTAACGACTTCTGCTAAAGATATAGCAAAGAAAAATATTATACAGCAAACAGCTCTTAAAAACGCTTCTAAATTATCACTGGGTTTATTTTTTGGTATGTCAGGAGGTGGTAAATTTGGTGAGTTAGAAACTTCATGGAGAAATGCTGAAGAAAATATTAAAAACTTAAGAGCTCAAATAGATAATACTAATGATTTAAATTTAAAACAAGATTTACTACAACAGTTAGATTATTACGAGGATGCAGCTGATTCTGCTAGATGGCAGAGAGCTTTAACAGGTGCTTTTTACGGTGGAGTAGAAATGTTTACTGAAAGATTAGGTACATTAAGATATATTAATGGTATACAAAAAGTAAATAAATATTCTAGACGAACTGGTATTCAAGATACATTTGTAAAGGGTTGGACTACAAGCAAGTACTGGAAAAATAGATTTAAGCAGTTTGGTTACGGCACGTTACAAACTGGAAAAAATGTAGGTATAGAAACTGTAGAAGAAATAGCTGCTCAAATGGGTCAAAACATGATGGATAAAGTAATCATGGGTAACACAAAATCTATAATGGAAGGTGTTGATATAGACTTAATGAGTAGAAGCGCAATGATAAGTCTTGGCTTACAGTCTCCTCAATTACTTGGTAATGTTAATAATATTTTTCAAAATGAATTAAGTACTTACAGACAAGTAAAACAAAACCGATTAGATACAACAAGGCTTCTAGAAATAGAACAACAACTTGAACAAAACAATTTATCAAGAGCTGAGATTAATTTATTACAGAATGAAAAGAAAGCGATTCAAGATAAGTTAGTATTAGGAGGTTTTATGACTTACCAGAAATGGGGTGCAATGTCTAAAGAAGAAAAACTTCAGTATATTCAAGATCGAGAAGCTTTAAATTTTAAAGAACAGCAATATTATCAAATGATTTCTAACCCTAGATTTGGTGAGAAAGGATTTAGAGAGACATTGAATTCAATGGAAAAAGAAATAATAAAAGATAATGAAAAGCTAGGTGAGTATTTAAATAATAAAAAATATAAAGAATATAAAGAGTTTACTAAAAACTTAGAAGGAACAGGTAAAATGCTTACTAATCCTACTATAGCTGCGGCTAATATTGATTTATATACAGCTGCTTTAGAATTAGCAAACCATCATTACGATGGAGAAACAATTGTTCTTGATAGCAATCAAGCTATTGAAGATTATATTAATGAAAACAATTTAGATCAAACAGTTGCTGATAAAATAAGAAATTCTAATGCTTTTGTGTATGGTGATAAAATGGTTATTAACCAACCAAAAATATATGGTTCAATAGCGGGTCAAATGGCTATTACAGAACTTGGCGCTATAGTTAATTTACAAACAGAAAGTAATTTTGAAAGATTTAGAGCTGCTATATCTCCACTACATGAGTTAACTCACATGGAAATAAATAGTAAAAAAGTATTTAGTGATTTATTTCCTGAAGCAAAAGCCGCTGCAACAAGTGTTATTGATGTGCTTGGCAAGCAAGTTCAAAAAGGAAAATTAAAAGAAGAAGTTTTTAATAATATTAAAAATGTTCTTGATAAAGCATACACAGATGAAAATGGCGTTGTAGATGTAGACGAAATATTAACTACATTAAGTGAGTCTATGATCGCTGGTGACATTACGCAAAGCATGTTTGCAGAAATGTATGGTATGAAATATTTTTTAAACGGTATGTTTAGAAAAGCATTTCCTAAAATAGCATCTATTGTTAGTCCATTTAAAACAGCTAATGACATGTTTAATTTTGTTAGTAATTTTGTTGACAAAAAAACAAGCTATGTAAGATCTGCTGTTATGGTTCCTGAAGAAGAGAAACAAACCGTGCAAACTTCTGCGGCTATGGATATGATGAGAGAGCTTACCAATGAAGAGTTGGTTGAAGTAATTAAATCACCATCTACATCACAAGCGCAAAGGCAAGCAGCTGAAAATGTTTTATTCGATGCGTCTGGTAAAATAGGTTTAAAAGCTATTGGATATGATACTCGTAAAGGTGACATATCTAGAGAAAATGTATTAGCTGAGATACAAGCTGAAATAGTTAAAAGAGATTTAATAAATAAGTTTACTCCAGTAGATCCTAAAACAGGTGAAGCTAGAACATGGAGCACATATGTAGGTAATCAAATAGGTTTTGAAGCTCCTAATATTTTTGAAAAAGCTAAAACAATAGCAAGAGAGGGTGAGCGTATAGATAGACCAGAGGCTAGACAAGTAGCTGAAGAACAAGTTGAACCAACAAGAGAAGCGCCAGAAGTAAAACCAACTATAGATATATTTACTATATTACCAGAAGAAGTTAGACAAGAGGCTCAAGAAGAAGTTGATAGAAAAATAAAAGAAAACAATATTGATATAAGTGATAAAGAGTTATCTTTTAAAGAACTAAAACAAATAGCTCCTTATGAAACGCTTGCTAAATTTTTTAATATACCTGTATCTCGTATTACAAATCCAAAAGATAATCTAAGAAAAGGAGATAACATATCTGAGGTACAAAGATATATACTAAAAAACATTGATAGACTTATCAATACAAGACCACAAGGTAATGCAGAAACAATACAGACGCAAGCGTTTGGAGGTGTTAAAGCTAAGTTAGAAGGTGGTGAATCAACAGGCTTATCTAGAAAATTTTTAAATACAGAGTATGACAAGGTATTAGATGCTCAGGGTAAACAAGTAAAAATAAATAACAATTTACAATATAAGTTAAGACCAGGTAATAGAACTAGATTTTTAGAAGCTAGTGGTATTACAAACAATAAAGTTAATCCTGATTTTACTCCAAGATCTGGTGAGTCTCAATTTATTAAAGGTGTTTTAGAAATACTAGCTAGAAACATGGGGCTTAGCTCGTTTGGTAAATATGTTAATGAGCAAGCTGATGCTGGTGTGGTTGAAAAACCTAGAGCCGTAAAAGTTAGAGCTAAAGCAGCTGCTGGCAAAGCTCCGCTACTTAAATTTAGTACGCCAGTGTTTACCGGTATGGCAGATAACTGGAACAATATATTAGCTACTGGTAAAATTAAACCTATTGATTTAAAGACTGAAGAAGGTAGAGCAGAGTTTAAATCATGGTTGTTAACAGAAGCTCCTAAATATATGACAGAAGCCTTCATGAAAAACTATGGTACTTTTACTGGAACTACAGATGGTTTAACTATAGAAGAACTTGGTATAGTTAATGGTAAGTATGTAGAAGAAGGAGATAAGTTTCTTGTAACTTATTTTGATGAGTCGGGTAAAACAAGAAGATTAAGAGACTATGCTGGTAACTTTGCTTTTTTAAATAACGATGAAGTTGAAGCTCTTATAAATAATATAGAGTCGTTTGCTAAAGAAGATTCTGATATTACAGCGGCTGTAACTAGAGACACATATACAAATATAGAAAACAAACTTAATAATAAAGAATTTGTTGATCGACAAGATAAAAAAATAAAAGGTTTGTTTAAAATATTTCAATCTTTTCAACAAATGATGAAAGATGATAAAGCTAATATACCTTTCGTAGCAGCTTTATTATCTTCTACAAGTGCTTATCAAGGTCACTTTATTAGAACATCTGCGCCTATTAGATTTTATAGCGTAAACAGACAAGGTGGAATAACTGAAGAACACACGTTACCAGCTAGTATGGTTGCTAAATATTTATTTATACAAGCGGCTAATGGTACTTTGAATGATAAAACATTTGATGGTGTAAGAAAAAATTATTTCCAAGGTGGTTTAAGAAAGTATGATGATAAAAAATTAAAAGGTATAGGTGTTGACGGTAGAAAATATAACTACGTAGCTCAAGCTCCAGAAGGTTGGACATTAGATCAGAGTATATGGTTAAGGTATTTTAATCCTAATGTAGCAAACACTAGAGGTGGTATTGATCCTAATAGTATTATGCTAGCTAATAACCAAACTGCAGCTGAACTATTAAATTTAAATGTTAAAGGACAACCAACTACTCAAGCTATAAATAAAGCTGAAATAAAAGTAGCACCAAAAAATAATAAAAAGCAACCTAAAATTAGTCAATTTAGTAAACCGGTTTCTAATCAAACTGTTATAGATAATATGACTAACATTGACAAAGCTTTAGACAATGCTAGAGATATTAATGCAGAGCAAAAAGGTATAAGCATATATGATTTTGATGATACACTAGCTTTTAGTGCTAGTAAAGTTATTGTTAAAATGCCAGATGGTACTACTAAAAAAATAACACCAGCTGAGTTTGCCGTGCAAGATGAAAAATTAAAGTTTGATGGAGCTGAGTTTGACTTTAGCGAGTTTACTAAAGTGGTTAAAGGTAGACCAGGACCATTAGTTCCTAGGCTTAAAAAAGCAATTGATAAGTTTGGTAATAAAAATATATTTGTTTTAACAGCTAGACCTCAAGCATCAGCAGAAGCTATACACGATTTCTTAAAAGGTATTGGATTAGAAATACCATTGGATAATATAACTGGTTTAGAAGATGGTACTCCTCAAGCTAAAGCAAACTGGGTTATAAGTAAAGCTGCTGAGGGTTATAATGATTTTTACTTTGTAGATGATTCAATTAAAAATGTTAAAGCTGTAGCAAAAGTACTAGATCAAGTTGATGTTAACTCTAAAGTTCAACAAGCTAAAATAAGATTTAGCAAATCATTAGACGCAGACTTCAACAAAATGATTGAAGGTAAAACAGGTATTGGCGCTCAAAAAGAATACTCAGCTGCTAAAGCTCAAGTTGTAGGTGCTAGTAAAGGTAGGTTTAAATTCTTCATTCCTCCATCAGCTGATGATTTTGTAGGGTTAATGTATTCATTGTTAGGTAAAGGTAAAGAAGGTGATGCTCAAATGGCTTGGCTTAAAACACATTTACTTAATCCTTATGCTAGAGGTATGGCTAGTATTTCTAGAGATAGAATTGCTATGCAAAATGATTATAAAGCTCTTAAAAAAGAACTTGGTATTGTTCCTAAAAATTTAAGAAAGAAAATGCCTGGTGAAGATTTTACTATTGAGCAAGCTGTAAGAGTTTATATTTGGAATAAACAAGGCATGAATATACCTGGTCTTTCAAAAACAGATTTAAAAGAATTAAATGATTTTATAACTAGTAGTAAAGACTTACAGATATTTGCCGACAACTTACTTAATATATTAAAAGGAGAACAGTATGCTAAACCAAGAGCTGGTTGGTTAGCTGGAACTATAACAACTGATTTACTTGAAACATTAAATACTACTAAACGAGCAAAGTATTTAGAAGAGTGGCAGAATAATGTTGACATTATATTTTCTGAAAAAAATATGAACAAGCTTGAGGCTGCTTTTGGTAAACCATATAGAGAAGCTTTAGAAAACATGCTACAAAGAATGAAGTCTGGTAGAAATAGAAACTTCTCTGGTGATAGTTTAACAGGTAAATTTACAGACTGGTTAACAAATAGTATTGGTACTATAATGTTCTTTAATACTAGATCGGCACTACTTCAAACTATATCAGCTGTAAACTTTATAAACTTTAGTGATAATAACATACTAGCCGCTGGTCAAGCATTTGCAAACCAAAAACAATTTTGGAAAGATTTTATGTTCTTAATGAACTCAGACTTTTTAAAAGAAAGAAGAGGTGGTTTAAGGTTTAACGTAAACGAAAGTGATATAGCAGATATGGCTAAGCAAGGTGGGCCAAGAGCTATTATATCTAAAATGTTAGAGTTTGGATTCTTACCTACGCAAATAGCTGATAGTTTTGCTATTGCATCTGGTGGTGCATCAATGTATAGAAACAGAATTAAAACATATCTTAAACAGGGTATGGATCAGAAAGAAGCAGAGGAAAAAGCTTTCTTAGATTTTAGAGAAATAGCAGAAGAATCTCAGCAGTCTAGTAGACCTGATAGAATATCAATGCAGCAAGCTGGACCATTAGGTAGAATGATATTAGCATTTGGTAACACACCTATGCAGTACAACAGATTGATAGGTAAAGCTATATCTGATCTTAGAAATAAAAGAGGTGATTGGAGAACTAATGTTTCTAAAATAATATATTATGCGTTTGTACAAAACTTAATATTTACAGCTACACAACAAGCGTTGTTTGCTATTGGATTTGGAGACAGTGATGAAGAAGAAAAAGAAAAAGACGAAAAGATGGTTAGCATTGCTAACAGTATGAGCGATACATTATTAAGAGGTTTAGGTTTTGGAGGTGCTGTAGTTTCTGTAGTTAAAAATGCTATACTAAGAGCTAAAAAAGAAAGTGAAAAGGATAGGCCTAACTATGAAAAGATAGCTTATGAAATTGGTAGGTTATCTCCACCTATATCTTCTAAGCTTTCAAGAATAAATCAAGCTGCTAGATCTTATCAATGGGACAAAGATAAAATGGAAACAATGGGATTTGATGTACAAAACCCAGCATTTTTAGCTGCTGCAAATGTTATATCGGCCGCAACAAACGTTCCAATAGATAGAGCAATAAGAAAAATGATAAACATAGACGATGCATTTACTCAAGACTTAATGATGTGGGAAAGACTTGCGTTGTTAGGGGGTTGGCAAGCGTGGGAAATAGGTATTGATAAAGATCCTGCGACTAAAAATAAAAATAAAGTTAAAACAAATAAACTTAAATTAAGATCTGGATTAAAAATAAAAGGAATAAAACTAAAAAACTAGCTATGCGTGAAAAAAATACTTGTCCTATTTGCGGTGGTACTTGTGGATTGTGCTAGTACACAATCAATAGGAACTGATAAATACTATCACTTTGCGGCTGGAGCAGCTACAGAAGTGGTAGGACATAAAATGGATTTAACTCCTACAAGCGCTGCTTTTGCCGTAGGATTTGCAAAAGAATTATATGACTACGCTGACTATGGTAAATTTGATGCTAAAGATCTGTTAGCAACATGGTTAGGTGGGGTTGTTATTAACTATATAATAAAAGTAAAAAATGAAAGAAAAAATAAAAAAAGTAATAGACAAAATCCAAGAGGGTTGGAATAAATTATTATACAAACTAATGTTTAAAAAATACAAATAATGAAAAAACTATTTACCATAACACTATTTTTATTTAGTTTAACTTTAAATTCTCAAAATATTTTTAAAGATTTATATAAAGATTTTTTAAAATATGGGACTATATATATAGCTGGTGATATAGATAATCCTAAAGAAGAAGTAAAAGATTATTTCGTTAGAACAAATCCTAACGGTAATTTATATTCTGCACCTGTAGTAGTTGATGGCACAGACTATTATGACTACGATTATAGATATGGTTTTGGTATACGTAAATTAGCTAGGTTTGATTACGAAGTAAAAGGTAAACAATACTACGATGGAACAGAAAGCAACGTAGGTTTATCTGCCACTAACTCACCTGTAAAAGGTTTGGAATATGTATTTCATACTGAAAAAGAAAGATCTAGAGATGAAGTATTTAAAAACCATAGATACTTTATTAAACATAGTGGTAAAAACCACATGGTTAAATTAGAAAGTAGAGCACAAGGTAAAGTTGATTTTAAATATAAATCAGCAGAGATTAGAGCTAAACTACCTATTGGTAAAAAGTTTAGCGTGTCTGCTGGAGCTATGTATCGTACACATGAAAGACCATATGGTTATAATCCAGTAGAAATATGGTTAAACGAAACAAATGAGTTAGGGCAAATTGTAAATCCATGGTATACGCTAGGATTTATGTATGGCTATGACGATATATATTACACACAACAAGATCAATTTGGAAACGAAATATCTGATTGGTATTGGATAGATGAAGAAGGTACTATCGTAGCTAATACTGATCTTGAATTTAGAGATACAGTATTTGCTGAATTAATGAATCGATATAATCACGAAGTATGGGACGAACTAGATGCGTTTGGAGTATTATCTCCAGTGATCGGTTTTGACTACTACCATTATAAAAATAACTTCTGGCTTCACGCTTATGGTTCTTACTTACTACCATATCATAAATATGTTAAAGGCGATGAAGACTTTAGTTATTTAAATAGAAATAATTGGGGACTTGGAGGTTTAGTACAAGACTCAGAGTTAGAACAATGGGAGGATTATCAAGCTGGTATAGTGTTTGGATGGAAACTAAGTAAATCAATTGGTGTATTTGTTGAAGGTGAGTATACAAAATTTTGGGATAGTAAAATATACAACGGATCTGTAGGATTAAATATAACATTAAAATAAAATGGCAAAACAAATAGGTGAAGATACTAAAGTAACGTTAGATTTAAAAACAATAGGACTAATTATTGGAGGAGCAGTTTCAATAGCAACGCTTTATTTTGCATTACAAGCTGATATAGCTCTTGCTAAAGAACTACCAGCACCTGTTATTGACAGAGTTGAATATGATTTAAAAGATGAATTAATTCGTCAAACAATTATGGATACTCAAGAAGATGTAGAAGAAATAAAAGAAACTATAGAAAAAATCGACGAACGTTTGTACGAGTTACAACAAAGAGGTAGATAATATGAAATACTTAAATATAATTTTATTATTAATATCGTTTAACATGTCTGCTCAAGAGTGGATTACTGATAATAATTTTGATAATAAAATAAATGAAAGACAAGCTTTTGGTGATGATCAGACAAAGCCTGTAATTGTAGAGTTTTATGCTAAGTTTAACGATGCAAATAAATTTGAGCAGTGGTCAGAATTAAAAGACGTTATATATTATAGAGCAGATATAGCTGCGTGCCCAGCTGCTAAAAAGAAATATAAGGTACGTATGGCGCCGACATTAATTATATTTAAAGATGGTATTAAAGAAACCGTTTTTAAAGCAGGACTAGACTTAATGTTACCGGCAGATTTAAATGAAATACAAGAAGCAGTTAATGAGGTGAATACTGCAAGTCAATTTTAATCAAATGAAAAAAAGAAAATTAAACAGCACAAACCCTAAATATTATAAAGTTAAAGAAGAAGAAGTTAAAGAGCGTAAAGAGTTAATAGCTACTATACGTAAAGGTAGAAAGCGTAACATAAGAGTTTATGCTGTGTTTAGTGAAACAGAATAATATGAGAATAAGTGATCACATAACCTATGCTGAAGCAATACATTCTAATACAGCAAAGAGAAAAGGAATAGACAATACACCTAATCCAAATCAAATAGAAGCTATGAAGTTATTAGCTGAAAAAGTATTTGAACCATTGCGTGAGTGGGTTGGTGGACCTATAAAAGTTAATTCTTTTTTTAGATCAGCTGATTTAAACGAAGCTATAGGAGGATCAAAAACTTCTCAGCATTGTAAAGGTCAAGCAATTGATGTTGATGATGTCTATGGTTATAAAACTAACGCAGAGATGTATCATTGGATAAAAGAAAACTTAAACTTCGACCAAATGATATGGGAGTTTGGTACTGATACACAACCTAATTGGGTACATATATCATATGTATCTGAAGAAGATAATAGAAACAGATGTTTAAAAGCCTATAAAGATGATATGGGTAGAACTAAATACAAAACAATATGAGTACAGATATTAAAAGTTTAGTAAAAAGATATACAAAATTTTTTTCAAGACAACCAGAACTAGCACCTGACAAACCTATGTCTGAGGTACAAGCGACATATGATAGTAATATATCTTATGCAAAAGATCTTTTAGATAAAGGTAAACTTACTCCAGAAAATTATCAAAGCTTTGTAGAAGAAGAACAGGGTATGGTACAAGACTGGAAAGATAGAAAAAAGAAACAAGTTAGCAGTATTCCTTTTAAAAAAAAAGATGAAGACCAAAAGAAGTATGAAAAATTATTTGAAAAGGTAAAACAAAAAAGCGAAAAAGAATATGCTAATATAGATAACGATACTTTAGTACAAAGGTTTTCTAACAATATCGCTGGTTTACCACCAAATGCAGACAACGTTACTTTTAATAGTGGTACTGGGCAATATACAGGAAGCTATATAAGAAATAAAGAGGAAGTAAAAAAAAGTGGTGGGCTTTTGCAAAAAAGAGATTTTGAACCACACAAAATGTATAAAGATGGTAAGGCTGTGATGGCTAATACATACCAAGAGCATTTATCATTAGGTGAAAAAGGATATGATCACTCAGCTGTACCTTTTAAAATGGTTCCTGAAACACCTTTGTTTGGTAAGATTAGCGAGCCTTGTAAAGCCGCTGCTAAAAAAAAGTTTGATGTTTGGCCTAGCGCTTATGCTTCTGGTTGGGGTGTAAGATGTACTAAAGCTGGTGGACCAAGTAAAATGGGTAAAAAGAAAAAGTAATGATATATTCTGGCAACTCTCCATTCATGAAAAAGAAAAGCAAAGTAAAGGGTGGAGGAACTAAAAAGGTTTGTTTACCTGCTGCTAAAGTAAGATCAATGAGTAAAGCTGAAAAAGAAAAAGTTGTTCGAGCTAAAGAGTCTGCTGGTAAAAAAGGAAAGTATAAGAGATCAAGCAAGTCTAATGTTAAAGGCGCTCGTAAAAAAGGAGCTACATTACGTGATTGGTTTGAAAAAGAAAATTGGATTAACGTTAAAACAGGAGAGCCTTGCGGCAAATAATATTATGGCATATCAACTACCACCAATTTTAAAAGTAGATAAGTCTACTTTAAAATGTAATAAACCTAGAAAAACACCTGGTCACAAAACTAAATCACACATAGTTAAAGCTTGTGAAGGAGGTAAAGAAAAGATAATTAGATTTGGTCAGCAAGGAGTAAGCACTGCTGGTAAAAAGCAAGATGCTAAATCAAAAGCAAGACGTAAGAGCTTTAAAGCTCGTCATGCTAAAAATATTAAGAAAGGTAAAATGTCTGCAGCGTATTGGGCAGATAAAGTAAAATGGTAAGGAACAAAAAATAAATGGGCGTACCATACCCAAATGTTCCTGTAACCAAGGGAGGCTTAATCGGCCTCCCTTTTTTTTATCCATCACAGGCCACGCAGTCTTCCATAGCTTTAGAAGCTATATCCCCACGTAGTACTGATTCAGTCCTCATATAATATAAAGTTTTAATTCCTTTTTTCCAAGCGTCTAAATGAACTTGATTAATCCATTTAGGGGAAGCTTCACTAGGAAAAGCTAAATTTAAACTAACAGACTGATCTATATATTGCTGGCGTATACCAGCTTGTCTTACTAATTCTAGCTGATTTATTTCTTTAAACGTTTTAAATACTTCTTTAGTATCATCGTCTAATTCTTTTATATCTTGAACAGATCCACCATCTGCTAAAATTTTATCCCATGTTTCTTTAGTATTTATACCTATGTCTTCTAATACTTTAACTAACGTAGGATTTTTTCTTATGAACGTACCTTTTGCTGATTGCTCTGTAAAAACATTTGCTGCCCACGGTTCAATCCCGGGAGAGATATTCCCAGCAAGCTTGCTATTAGATACAGTGGGAGCAATAGCACGTAAATGGGTATTGCGAAAGCCAGTACCGACACACCAAAGAGGTTCTCCATAAACGTCAGCAAGAGCCATTGAAGCTCTTTCAGACTCGATTTTAATTTGACTAAAAATTCTTCTTGTTTCATATTGCGCTAATAAACCTTCAAATGGTAAACCTTTTTCTTGTAAATATGTATGCCAACCAAGTACACCAAGACCTAATGCTCTACCTTTTTCAGCAGATCTTACAGAATTTTCAAAACCTTTTCTGTATTTAGCTCTTTGTATAAACTCCTCAAGCACTCCATCAAGAAACCATATTGAATCATAAATGATATTTGTATTTTTCCACTCGTCATATTTAGCTAGGTTTAAGCTAGATAGACAACAAACGAATGAATGATTTTCATCTGTGTGTAATGTTATTTCACTACAGATATTTGTCATATGTACTTTTAAAGCGTTGTCTTTGTAAGCTTTTGGATTTTGTTTGTTAGTGTTACCTT